AATAAATATATTTTACAAACGTGTATCCATATTTTGGTGTTTGATATAATGATATACATTCTTCTTCCCATTTAAGAATATTATCTGGGTGCGAATAATATAATGGTTTATAAGCATAAAATGGTTTCCCTTCTTTTGTGTGGAAATAAATAATTTCTCCTTTCATTTTTTCATCCTTAGAAATACATACATTTGTAAATACGTTTCCGTCATCATCTTCATGATCTAACTCATTTGAATCCTGAACGAACTCATTATAGTCAGCGTATTCTGTAAATTTTGTTTCCAAAAAGTCACATTCATTTAATTTACA